TGCAATGACAGCTCAGATCAGAGCTAGATTACATCAACCTATTGAAGGTGATCCAAATGGAAATAGTCTTGCATTCTATATGGGTGAGGATGGTGTAAAGACTGTGACAGATAATGCTCTTAATGTTCATAAATCTTATTCTAAATTATTAGGTTCAGAGCAATTTGGTATGGCTACATACATGAAGTCTATGACTGAAGCTATGAGCGATAATAATAAGATGCGTTTAATTAAAGGTATTCCTTCGTTGCAAGATATAGAAACCATTCAAAAGATGGCCGGACCACATGCCAATATTATAATACCAGCAACGCTAAAGAGTAATGTTTCAACAGAATATGACTTGGCTGTATCTGCTAATCGTGTTCGAACTATGTTAAGACAACCCGATCCTGTTACAGGAAAGGTATTAACATTAAAGGATCAAATCGCAGAAGCCAATGATACTGTTCTAAGAGACCCTCAAGTTTCTACTGAAAATAAAAGAGAAGTAATTGCTAAATTAGCTAATGCTTATCTTAGACAGATAGAAGCAATCACAGATCCTAAAGATCCTTTCAAGAAGGAATATATTGAAACTGCCTTCAGTCCTGAAGGTCTAGGTCTAATTGGTAACTTAGAACCTGCTTCTAAAGCTAAAATCATTAACCGAATGCTAGACAAGAAGGTTACTGAAGCTGTCTTTGCCGTAGGTGGTAATCATTGGAATATGTATTCTGATTGGGCCAAGACTTCTATAACTCAGGAACATTTGACTCCTGAGTTAGGGGCTATGAGCAGATGGGTCAAGAACAACAGCTTAGAGTGGAACTGGGATAAGGATAACTATAAGTTCATAGTAACTCCTTCTGCAGAGCCTTCTAAAGGTCCTGTACAAGGTCCTAGACTGACCTTAGGCACTGTTCAAAGTATGTTGGACTCAAATCTTAATAGTGTTCTTGGCAAGTATGTGACTATCTTACAGAAGGAAGGTAGGGATGTTAATGCAGAACTATTCCAGATCTTCCGTGCGGCAGGTGCCGGTACAGATGTTACCCCGCTCCTACAAGCTATGATTAACTCAGCTAAGAAAGTAGAGAAACCATGATCGGTTCTGAGTCAGGAACACAATATGAGACAGAATTTGATGCTGTAATAGACTCCTATCAGAGGGCTAATATCCAGAAGGATATGTCTATTCCTCTTGATATGACTAACATTACAGAAGTTGAATCTTTACAAAAAAATAAGGACTCTAATGACTATGGTCAGGTTAATAGAAAATTTAAAGAACAAGGTAATACTGCTGTAGATCCTTCTCAAGATCTCTTCGAACATCGTTGGTATAAGCCTCCAGAGATGTCCATCGAAGAAACAGAAGCCTACGAGAATTGGATGAGTAAGATTCCTAAGATTTTACGTAATAAACGTTATTCTCTTGATCCTATGCCTAACATACCATCGCCACCTATAGTTCCTAAGGAATGGCCTCCACATCCAATTAATCCTACTAGGGTGTCTGATGCTTCTCCTGATCCTGTAGAAGCTGGACAGCAGACTGCTATGCTTCGACAGAGACCTGGTCTATTACAAGATCCTTTAAGTGCTGAAGTTGAACAGAATGCTACAGGGTTTAACCCTGGTAGAGGTGGCGCCTTAAGTATTTCACAACAGGGAGTGCAATCCTTTAGAGAGCAAACTACAAGAGAAGCTAGATCTGCTACAGACCGTGGCATGGCTGCAGTAGATAGAGCTATTGAACAGCTTAAAGATCATGCTAAAGTTGCGCCAAAGGCCACTTCGTTCTCTTTAGAAAGAACTGGGGATCGTCAAGGATATCGTAACCATTCATTCAACGTCAATGACTTAGAAGGTAAACCTGCAACTACGTTAAATATATCAGAACGTAGAGGTGGAAAAGAGTTACACGTAGAATGGATTGGTATGGATTTGACCGGTAGGGGTCCAATGATTCGCTCTAACCCTAACCAATTAGGTCATAAAGCAATGAAGGACGTGTTAAGAGCCCTTAAAGAAGAGTTCCCTAATGCTGAGACCATCCAAGGATATCGGGTATCAGGAGCAAGAAGTAATACAGGTAAAGGTGCTGCTGAGGCTGTAATACGAATTAGACCTCCTAAAGAAATTGACCTAGAAGAAGGCGATTTTGTTAAGTTTACCCAGTAAGCATTAAACATTAACGTAGACACAAAGAAAGAGCCCCCGGCTTGACGCCAGGGGCTCTTTTAGTTTGGGTAGCGCTCTGTCAGACCTCGGGAGGGCTGTGGAGCGATGGGGAGGAGTACATCGCGTCCCTCCGTAGCCTGATTCTGTTATCACGCAGTAGCGAAGTCAGTATCCTCGAACTTGGTGAGAGCCTCCAGACCCTCAGCGGGGGTACCGACCGAGATCACACGATTGGTAAGTTCATGAGCCCGATCAATACGCTGTCGGGCAGCCTGGAAGCCAAGCTCATCCTTCGGCTTGTCTGGGTTGATCCACTTGAAATGGATCATAGCGTTGTAACTCCCAAAGCCGCCGTTCCAGGCCTTTGGATCACGCCACGTGCCATCGTCGTTGAGTGCGTGCTTGAAGAACTCGAACTTACCCTCCTTGATGTACTCGACCAACGTCTTGGGATCGACAGGGAACGGGACATCGTTCATGTTGAACGTCTCCCGAAGTTCGTCGCCCTTACGATAGTAGACACTCCACAGAGAACTCCGAAGGAAGTTGGCCTTACGCTCTTCAACAGACTGACGCGCGTCCTCATAGTCAGGCAGTTCTGCTTCGAAATCGAGATACATTTTCTTCTCCTGTTTCTTATTGGGTGCTTGAGGCACCGGCAGATTTCCGACTAAGGAGTCGATAACCTCAGTCGTGACTACTGTACCTGTCGGTAAATAGCCTAAGGAAATCTTATCTTCGTAATCCTTTACAGCGCTATAAAGTTTAACTAGACTCATACCGTCTTCCCAAAGACCGTTGTCTATGGCAAAGCGTTTTGTCTTTTTGTAAGTTCTCATCTAAATCTCCAATGGGAAAGGGGCGGTATGGGGAACCTTCGCGCCGGACCCCACCGCCCCAATCAAAAGTAAGAGCTTCTCCGTTGGATTTGCCGTCCAACGTTCCTTTCTTACTGATCGTTACTAGGCAGGTCGGGCAACTTCTGGCTGCTTCGCCGCCTTTTGTTCTTGCTTACGCCGGAGCTGGTCTGCTTCGGGCTCGGTCTGAACAGTTTCGTTAACCAATTCATTCATATCTTTTCCTTTATGTTTATGTGTTTAATGTTAAAGATCAATTTCATTTGTCCAAGCATACCACCAAAAGCTTCCTTCTACAACTTCTCCGTCACAGATTGGATTAGTAGCAATACCTAAACAAATTAAACATTCATTTAATAGTTTCATGATCTTTTAGGTTGTCTTATTCTATTTGAATGACGACTTACAACCCTTGTCTTTACACTCTTAAGTCGTCCTTTACGATGACTACCAAGATGGTCGACCTCTTTGCCATCGCCTTTACGAACGAGTCCTCGTTTAGCAGCTTCCGCTCTAGCACGATTGCGATCAGCCCTTCGCTTTTTCTGCTCAGGCTTAGCGTGGTACTCGTCGTATTCTTTTCTGTAATTACGTTTCTTTCTGGCCATTAAAATCTAAGTACTTCCACCCCCTTTCTTAAAATCACCTCTACTGAGATGACCTTGTCCTGGGCTACGTAGCCACCAGGATAATCTAATTTAATTGACTTGATCTCGGCATCTTCTGGTATCGTTCCTTTTGCTACCGACTGAATACCAGCGGCAATCCAAGCTTCGATGTTAGACCAAGAGATCTGCAGGTTTACCGTCTCTAACTTTTTGGAGGACATCTTTTGTCTCCTGGTCGTGGATACGGTCTTTGAGGAGTCGCCTAATTTTACTGGCGTTGTTCCTCTTTGCTTGTTTCTTCTCACGAAGTATTCGTCTTTCTTCTCTATTTGTAGGATGGATCATTTTAAACCAATGGAAGTATGATATATTCTTGTTCTACAAGATACTCTAGAACTTCCTCTTCTGTCAAGTTATTTATTTCAAATATCTCAGAGAGTGTATATTTCTCTAAGACTCGTTCATAGTCTACCAGATACAGATTAGTCTTCCTCCTCCATAGATATGCATGTAGTTAAGGAACCATAGTCCAAAACCCATGAGCATGAAGATAAAGAAACAACTAAAGAAGCCGTCCCACCAAGTGCGCATGTTTATAATCCTTTCAGCCAGTCTGTAGGGATGGTCCCTACGGCCCATTTTATTCCAATCTTTTCAGCCCATCGGATGTTGGACTTTCGTTTTTCGTAGAAGACAATTCTAAGATCAATTTCCGGGTGCTGTCGTCTAACCGCAACCATTTTCGCTTTAGAGGCCGGTCGAAGATATCCTTTGCATTCAATGTAGATTTTACCATTAATAGTCTCAACTATAAAATCAGGTATGTAGTGTCCAGCAAGAACATAAGGAATACGTTCACATTCGTATTTGAACTTAAGCTTACTTCTCTTGAGTTGTAGGTTAATCCTCTTTTCGAAGAGATTTTTGAATTTCTTTTTCAATTTGTTTTCTTAGATTAAAACGGTCCTACTTCTATGTAATGTACTTCACCACGGTTACTCCTGACTTTTGTAAGTTCAGGATGTTCTTGTCTTCGATCAGGCTTAACACCTTTCCAGGAGACTGCGTTCTTCCTTTTCCAAGCTCGATACATCGACCTCTTCTTGGGAGTTCCGTGCTCTCTACGCTCTCGGACAATGTTCATCGTACTCTCCCCTTAATTATACACTACTTTTCCGTTCTTGTCAACCTCTGTGATTGGACCATCTTTGTTAAATGGACGTTTTACTACTTTGGTGAGATAAACAGGTCCATTTGCATAGAGGAATGTTCTAAGTCCAGGATGACAAGTATGCTTGAAAGACGAATAGCTAGCCCTAGTATCGAGTTGCAGGTTACCTGACGCTCCAACCGTGATTGTTCTGCATTCGCAAGCAGGCGGATTTGGAGCAGCAATAATCTCCTTGTATGTTCGAATTCGATCTCGAAGCGTTCTTGCTCGCGCATCTGTGACCTCATGAGGATATAGGCACATATGGCCTAGTTGCTTATCTACAACTAACAAGTACCCTTTGTCCTTCACTCTTACAAGAGGATCATTCGCAGAAGCCAGTACATAGCCGTCCAATTGATCAAGGTAGCCAAACAAATCATCGAAATGACCACTTTTGAATTTTGTAAAACTAATACTTGCAGAAGACTTAACGTCGACATTACACCCGTCAATAACACAATCGCGGTGACCAACAATGTCGTCCAGAGTGAGTTCATCTTGCTCTCCTGTTACTTCGTGTCCTGCTCCACGTGCAAATTCAATAGCCAGTGCTTCAGTAAGATGGCCAAGCGAATACTTAACCTCGGCCCAGTGAGGTAATACCTCAGCGTTCTCAGGCTGGTGGATGGAATGCCAAAGTGCTTTAGGACAGCGCGGTCCCATCTGGCTGAGACGGAGTCTAGGCGCTTCTGTTCTCTCTGAAAACTGTCCTTGTATACGACTAACAACTCCTGTGGCGAAAGATTGCGCGTTGGTGTCATTTAACCACCCTCTAGTTTTCACTAAGGTTTGGATATCAGGTATTAAAGTATCAATTGTTTTCATAATTAGTTAACGGGTTCCTCCTAGAACCCGAAGATCTTTCGTGCGATGAGAATCTCGAGGACGAACATCAGGTGTGTGATGATCAGAAACCACATGAAACTTCGAATTGCATTCCGAAGTCTTTCATGTCGCTTCTGCATGAACTTCGCGGTCTTGGCCTTGATTACGTCTTCGTACCTAGCGTGCTCTTCATCATACTGTTCGATGGAGTCTCGCAAGGTGTACCGGCGTTTCGCCCGCCTGCAAATAGGCGGAGCCATGAACTCAATACGGGGTCTGTTTTCCTTCATTTAGATCTCCCGTGCTATTATGTACAAAATATGGAGCCTTACCCCCAGAGAGCAACGAACCCTCTGGGGGCGGCTCTCTTATTGTTTAAGGAGGCTGTCGAGAGTAGAAAGGATGCACCGACATGCTAACCTCCGTGAATTGATGATGCTTTCGTTAAGCTTCGGGGTTGCGGCCTTGCCCTCGGACAGAAGTCTTACGGCTCTATGTTCTGGTGCTTAGCAGGAGTGTTGCCACCGATGTAACCAGCAGCTTACTTGTGCTTAAAGAGCGCCTAGAAGGCCTGCTTCAGTTCATCCATTCCTCAGGAGTCACCTTGCTGTCCTGAGCGACGGACACAGTAAAGGGGCAAGTTTACTTGGACCCTACTAGGCTTGTTGTCCGTTCGGTTCGGTTACCCTTCCTTCAGAGGGAAGGTTGGCCCACAAACCAAGTGTCTCGGAATCTGAACCTCTGCCGAATCAGCAGTGCGTTTGCCATATTTCGCCACTCATCTCAGTTTCTAGGATACTCCTGAGCATGAGACAGGAGTCGAACCTGTATAGTTCAGATATTGTGTCTAGTTCCTGTTTCACCTAGAAGGAGGGGCACTCCCGTTCCGAATCGAACGGAACATTGGAACATCGACGGGATCGTCTTTGCATTACGATCTTCCCTGTACTCGCACCTTCACGACTCTGGGGTCGGGCTTGCACCGACATTGGCTACCATTCACGGTAGCTGCATGACTCGGGTTGTAAACCCTAGGCCCACCGCCATCCTTATTAGGGAGTTGGCTTGTCTTGGGGGAGGATTCGAACCGCCCCAGGCTCTTATTCTGCCACCCTCGGTCTATGAGCTTGAGCAGGACTTATGCTGCCTAAAGATGCTCGATCCAACTGGCTATCCACTGACCCACCAGGAGACGTGTCTTTAGGGCTTCTACGATGCTACACCGGGCAGTTAGCCCGGTTGACCTAGGGCTACTTTCATCCTCGTTTGCTTACCCACTCTCTCACGGGCACCCTTGCTAAACAGGGACTCGAACCCTTTCGTGAGCACGAACGTAGGTGAAGCGGGCTGATCTCGTCTGCCACCGGACAGGATTACATTGTAGCTTGTGGTCCTGGTCGTTGCTGCTCTATTTTAGTCACCACCGACAGCTAGGCGGATTGTCCATGCTTCCATGGACTCTGTGACCCCTTTCACAGGGTTGTTTCAGGTGAGCATCTCTACCTGCGGACTGGACCCGTTTCCATCCTTTGGAGGGGATGTTGAGGTCAATACGCCATAGTTGCCCGATGGCTCTTCCTTCCTGGCGTACTCCTCTTGTCTTCCGGTTACCAAAGCGGAAGATGCTGCTGCGAATTCAGGTTCGCAACTTCCTGATCTCCCCCTTTCCCGTCCAGGCTTTTCACCTAGCTTCACCATCCGGTAGACTGCCGGCAGCGTGGGAACGTTGGGACTGTTGAGATATGTTGAGGACTGTTCACCGTCAGCCTCGCGGTTTGACAATTCGCTAATCAAATATTTGGTACTTGTAACCTTTTTTATTACAGTAGGAGATTACATTCGATATGAACCAAGTATCCATATACTTAATGATTGGTGCAATTCGGATTATTACTTCATTTTCGTAAACAATACCTGCTACGAAGTGAGGAGCTTCAATCCGGATTAACATGGATGTCCTCCTGATGAATTAATGCCCGTCGCGTCGGTACACCATCAAATCGTACCTTGTAGTGCTGACCACGGGCTCTGTGTGCTTTATACGACCAGTACACACAGCTTTAGTGATTTAAAATAGTTGTTTTGGTTGGCCATCTAATCCCTGTACTGCTTTCTCCTGTTCTGGTGTATAATCTTCTCTGGAATATGGAACTAAGTTATCTACTCGTACTGCCACTAATCGAATCGCTTTGCCCATTCCTTTCTTAAATGGTTTACGAAACTTGTAGCATTCCACCTTAACGGTGACATCCGAACCGTTACCTATCAGCTTATCTTTAGATAAAACCTCTCCATCAGCATCAAGAACTTCCGGAGGAGTCATGTGTTCATCACCCCTACCCCAGTTCTTAACCATAGGTCTCCTAAAGGTAGCGAACTTACCGTCCTCATCTTCCTTTAATTCATTAAGGATACCTTCTACATCACCCTCCGGTTCCTTTAACTTATTAAATAAATCAATGGACTCAGGTTTCAAGTAAACCCTAATATTCCAATTCTTGAATTCAAGGTCAGGTTGTTGAACCTTAGCCCAACTAGACTTCCCTTGAAAATAATACCACTCTACGTTTCTTGCAGGCATTATAATTCTTCAACTCCTTTTATTGTAAAACCTCTAAAAATCGGATCTACCTCAAATACTTCCATTACCAAATCTTCTGCTGCGATGGGATTAGAAGCTTCAATCTCAACATCAACGTTGACTACGTAAATCATTTAATTTCTCCTTCAAAGGATTGAGATAGTTCTAGAGTAGAGATATAAAGACATTTCTCCCTAATGTAACCGTATAGAAGATCTTTGCTCTTCTCTTCATACCAGTAATAGCAGGTAGCAAGCTTTCTACCTGTCTTTCTATACGCTAACCAATAAAATTCCATTTCATCTTCAATCTTACCGACAGTCATCTCTGGACCGCCAGATTTGAGAAATACCAAATCACCTTCTTTAATCATTTTATCTCCTAATGTGTTTTGTACCAATTTGTTCCAATCGTTAACTCCTGCGCATCGTCATTCCAGTAGCTCCCTGCCATGGGGCATTTCAAGTTGTAATCCCTTCCTGCTTGTACAATAGCCTCTGCCTGTATATTAGCACATCTAATGGCAAAGTCCATATCTTTTATTATTTCAGACTGTAATTCATCATGTACTATATCTACGAACATCCACCTCTTGAGTTTCTTATCCATTGCGAGTTGATCATCTGAGATGATTGAAGCTCGTTTAATGATAATAGCTTCGCCATTTTGGAGATACCCAGACATACATAGATGTTCCCGATCGCGCTGGGTCTCACCTGGGATGGGAACAGATCTTCCGTCCAATCCGATAAAATAGCCCCTCCGTGCATCGCCTGGAAAGACTGTCTTGCGCATTCTGGCGAGTCCGGTATATCTCTGCAATAGACGATCAAGGCTCTCCTTCGCCTCGGATACCGAACATCCAAGTATTTGAGCCAGTTTGCCCATTCCACCACCGAGTAAAAGGGCGTAGACAAATCGTTTGGCAGCTTGTCTAGTTGTACATACACGCCCAAGAATTCTCTGGTTAAGCGAATGTGGATCGGTCTTGTTTGCCTTCCTTCCGTTGACAAGAGCATCTGTGAACTCCTTGTCATCTATGTAATGGGCAAATATTCTAAGCTGAATACCTTCTGCATCGACGCCCACCAGAAGCCTGTCTTTGGGAGCACACCACAGCTCTCTCATCTCTTTCCCAAGTAACTTCTTGGTTCCGTCTTCTTTGTACTCGCGGGGGATGTTAGCTGTGTTAGGCTTCTGGTGAGCCATTCGATGAGTCCAGGCTCCTATGCCGACGAACTTACCGTGTATGCGGTTATCCTCCTGTACCAAGGCCAACCACTCTGTTAAAGTTCTGCGGCGTGACTCAAGCAGGATGCGTTTGGCAAGGAGCCTAGCTGGTTCCGGAGCAATCTCCGGTAAAGTACTTAAGTTAGTTTCGTTTATCTTCCAACCAAATTTCTGTAGCTTCAATAGTTTAGATTGTAGATCGCTTTGTAGGGCGGCGGTACGTGTGCTTTCCTCAGAGCTTCTACTGCCCTTTCGAAATCTGTTTGTGTTAATTGCCCGCTCGGTGTCGATGTGGGTGACTGTTTTGTCTTCAGGCTGCCATCCTGCTTCATTCAATACCTCAATTAATTGTTTATGAGAGCTTGGGTTAAAAGGTTCTAATCTAGTGTGTCGGTAGGTTTTTCCACTTTCATATTTATGGATTTCGGAGTGGAGTAACCGCGGCACACTAGAACGGGAGATAGTCCCAAACTTGGTTGATTTGGGAGTAAATTCCCTAATTAATATCTCTCTAGGTGGAAATGCTTTAAGTATCTTCTCATCTAATTCAGCTAATTGCTTTGTAACGGTATCCAAAAGAGTAGTAGCACCTGAACTATTAAAACCAAAGCCGTTATTATGTAGATCGTTAACGACCATTTGAAATCTCTGCTCCATAGCAATTGCAGATTTCCAATCAGGAGAATTAATAACGTGTAGATATTTAAGAAAGATACGATGAGAAATGTCAACGTCTCTAACACAGTAATCCTCCATCTCTTGGGACCACTTAGTCCAATCGTTAAACTTTCCCTTCTCTAAGCCAAACTCCTTTCCGTACTGTTCTACGGAATGTCCTCCTTCTCGGGAATAATCAACTAACCTGCTTAGAATGAGAGTGTCCCAACAATTATCCAAAGGAATAGAAGGGAGACACCCAAGAGAAACAAGCACAGGAAAATCGTATTCCAGGATGTTGTGTCCAATCCATTGTGTGACATTTTTGCTAAAATCCTTAAATTCTTTAAGCAATACTCGATCTTCTGTAATGTTCCTAAAGATATGAACTTTACCTGTATCCACTTCTTTGCACACTACTAGCCAAACACTAGTAGGTTTATAAAGACCATTACATTCTATGTCAAATACTACTTTCAATAGGTAATCCTATAATCTCAAAGTTATACCAATACCAACCATATCGTTGGGGCTGATCGTCTGGGGTACAACTATGGAACCTGAGGATGGTCCCAGGCTCCATGTCGCACATTCCCATGTCTGGTGATGTCACGCTTTTCATGTCACGTACTTGGTCAACGTCTGACTGTAGAACAGACGATCCATCTCAACCATACGCTGGGCTCGTTCGTTAGGATCATGACGTAAAGTCCGCACCGTAGCACGAGCTTCCAACATGTTACTCCACCGTTCCTTTCGGATCTCCGGTGGCTGGTTCAAGCCGATCACCGTCATCATTGGCGATCTCCTTTTCTTCTTGTTCTTTAATTAAATCTTCTGTAGTTATAACCATAACTTCATGAAAAAGACTATATCTATTACAGAACCTTACAGAGTTGACAGGTATACGCTTAGGTCCTAAAGGACTTTCCATCTGTAAGATTACCACCTTTCCTTCCCTTCTGTCAAGTCTAAATAACTCTAGGACATGAGAAGGATAATTAGGACTATCTACTTTATGCTGAGCGTAGAATACTGTACCTAACTCTAAGTTACTTAACCAATCAGAACCTGTAGACGGAGGTTCTTTCCCTCCTGTTATTAATTTCAAATCAACCACTTTATTTTCCTCTTCTTGTTCGTTATTAAATAGTAGGGCTCCTTTCGACATGGTCCACTCCTCATAGAATGCCCCTAGGAGCCATTAGGAAGCTCACTGGTGAGTTATTTTATCTTTTAGGTAGGTAGGTAGCTCTCCAGGGTACTTTCTATGCTTTTCACCCCTTTTATTGATGTATGCCTCTATTGCTAACAATAGGGCTTCATCTAGAGATCTCTTTAGTAGGGGTTCTTTTGTCCGTGCTCTGGCAGAATTCAGCTCACGGATTATCCTGGATAGTCTTGCCAACTCACTACACATGGCTACGCACTCCTACACTAGAAGCGACCTTTGAGCTTACCACTCTCATCCCGATCCATTAAAGATTGAGGTTTGTCAACCTTAGGACTGGTAGTATAGCTTACCCCGTCGGGGTACTTGCATGGATCAAAATTAAGAGAATAACCACATAGATGGTTGCAATACCAAGCCCCAGGATAAGGACTGTTTGCAGAGGTACAGAGGTAGAAGCCTTGATCATGTCTGCACATCCGATTTATCTTCACCATCTTGCCACACCTTCTCTTGGGAGAACCAGGAAGCTCCTTGCTTCCGTAGGTCTCGTTTAGCCATTCGAACAGAATACCAACCATTGTTGGTCTTGTGTCTGGCCTTCGTTTGGGCGACGAAGGATCCGTCTTTCGAAAAGCCCGTCAAAAGAATGCATTCCGGAAGGGTCCTCTTCTTCCGATTGAGGTTGGTAATCTGATACATCCAACCTACAGGAGCAGGACCGTACTCTTCCATCCATTTGTCACAGACATCTCTAGTCTGGTTCTCGACGAAGTGTAGTTTTCTCTCTCCCTTCGGGTTCGTTATTAGTACGTTGTGATTGCCCATGGCTCTCTCCTGATAAACTAATTCCGAAGCGCACTTTCAGAATTGTCCAAACATTCCCGCCTTCTTCTAGCTGAATAGTTACAGCTTGACAGAAGACACACTGACAGAGCCCTAGGCTTTGACATCTAGGTGCGTACTTGAAGAGGCAGAACATTATAGCCTCCTACGAAGTATTTCAGGCAGAGGTTGTTCGTCTCCAACTAACGTGTAGAAACTGTTCTCCGTTTCCACCACATTGTCGATACGATTGACGACAGCCGAGGTCCTGATCCAATTGCTATTGACGAAATCAGGATGGCCCACAGGATGTCCGAAGATGACGTACTTATTGGACTTTGGGGATTTCCAGATGAACCAACTATGGATTTCACCCTTGTGTGGCTTTTTCATCACAGCCTCCAGTCGATGTGACCTTTCCCTAACCTAACTAACTCACCATTTACTCTGGTGAATATTCTAGAACCGAAGAAACCGTACTTCACACCCATCGGAGAAGGGTGCGACGTATGTATGATAGGGCTTAAACTGATGAATTTGCTAAACTCTTGAGCCTTACGACCAAGTAAGACAAAAACGATATGTTGTTTGTCGAGAAGCTCAACTATCTCTTGGGTGAGAAATGTCCATTCATCCCAATGGTGTGAGCCGGGCTTGCCTGTGGCACAACTGGGAAACACGTTCCACAGCAGTACTCCCTGCTCACACCACTTGGAAAGGTCCCCGCTTTTGGGGGCGGGGTAGTGTAGATCGGACTCGTATTCCTTAAACAGGTTTACGAGGGAAGGAGGCCAATCTACTTCTCTGGTAGAGGAGGGGACGCTAAAGGCAATCCCACTGCAGTGCCTACGTTGTGGATATGGGTCTTGACCAAGTATCGCCACTCTGCAGGACTCTGGACGTACAAGCCGAAGACTAGCAAAAAGGTCAGAACGAGCAGGATTGTATTGAGTCTCATCTTTTAGCCTTTCCTTGATGACTTGCCATTCACCACTCTGCCAATAGGCTAAAGAATTCCAACCATTTGTCTCAGAAAATCCCATTTAACAATTACCTTTAATTGTGTACAGCAAAGCTGTTAATCCTCTACTGTTAAATCATTTCTTCTAAATAAAAGTTCTAAGTCTTGTGAGTGTTCAATATCAACTACCAATATTGGATTATCAATATTTACAAAGAAACGTACCCTTAGAAAACTTGTTCCTTTTGCAGAGACCCCTTCGAATATTGCACGATCTCTGGTTTTAGTTAGTTTGATATCCATAAGCCTCTCTCCTCACCTTCTTTCGATACTGATTGATTACCATCGCACGAAGGGTGAACGGTAGTTCCTTGTCACGAAGACAGTAGGCATACAGATATTGTTCAACTTGTTGTTGTCGGAGTGCGAGTATTATCGTCGGTATACGTGACATTGTCTACCTCTGTATATCTTTGTGTCCAAGTATCAAACGAATAAGATCCGACTGGTCCAGAATTACTGCAGTATCTCCCGTATGGGATGCTAATACTGACAATATTTCGTATCTTTGGGTCTGCGTTAGCGGGGTCTCTCGTGAGATCGATGCGAAGATCACATAGTTTTCCAACGTACCTACTCCCTCTGGTCTGTCCGAGATCGTTGACATGTGACACTATGATTAGGGCGAACCCTAACTCTCTTGCCATCATTGAGGATTTTGTGGAGAGCGCGTCGAGTACAAGACGCTCACGATCGTCTCCACCACCAAACACAGCCATGCCAGGATGGTCGAAAAGAACATACTTGCAAGAACAACCAGCGGCAAGAAATCGTATGGTGTCGAGAATTGCCTCTGGATCATCACTCCGAGTATGAGAGTAAAGATGAAGACGGTCATCACGGCCAATGACTGAATTGACAGCCGTAATGACTTGATCTTGGGACACACCACTGTCCGGAAGATGGACTGGTCTCCCAAGCTCAATTCCAGCAATCGCTTGAAGCGTTCGCCGCTTTGTTTCTTCAATGAAGAGGCCAGCAACTGCATCGTCCGTCTCCTTCAAGATATTGTGAAGCAGAAAGTGCATGAACTCTGTCTTGCCCACTTTCTCTTGGGCAGTTACTAGGACTACTTCTCCCTTACGTATTCCGTAAGTCATCTCGGTTAGCCTTCGGAAGGGATACGGAAGACCCCACTTAGGTTCTCCTTGGAGTTCCTTGGCGAAGTCTGAGAGAGAAGCGGTGATATTTTCTGGGAGATACTTCTTGGAGTTCCACCAGATACGCTTTAACTCTTCTCCTTCTCCCGCTTGAAGATACTCATTGGCATCTTTGCGAGAGGTAAACTTTACATCAAAGACTTTATCATAGTCAAAAAGCTTGGCCACGCTTGCCGTAGCATCTCTGCCGACGGGGTCGCCATCAAATGCGAGATATATCCTTTCGTAAGAATTAAGCCAGGATCTAGCACTAGTACAGTCACGCCAAGCACTAGAGCTGCTTTGCACGCTAACCACAGGGCCATTAATAACCTGGTGAAGGGAGAGAGCATCGAGTTCTCCTTCTGTGATGGTGATGTACTTGTGTGCTCCTGGCGTGAAATGGTCTGAACCAAATAGTCCGTTGCCTGTCGAATGTCGTCCATCTTGTCCAACTTGTCCTGGAGCATTAGTTGGCTCCCAATGAAATAGCTTTTGGTCAAGACTTCTGACTTTGTATCGTCCGTCGGGATATCGATATCCAATGGAGATTGGTCTACCTTCTGGGTCGACTTTAGTTCTGACATCGTATGCCTCCATTGTGGCTCTAGTCACCCCCCGCCATGGGAGGTATTCATATGTAAAAGACAAATCAATAAATTCCTCAAGGCTAGGTTTAAAGTAATTACATGAGAAGCAATACCCATGCCCGTCCTCGTAGATGCAGTAAGCATCAGAAGACGGGCACTTAGGGCATGGAATGTGTTGTTCTTTCAGTTTAGAGGGTGTCATCCAGGAAACGTCGCCAGTTCAGGATACGGATGGTCCGACGATTGCGCTTCTTCACATGCTTTCGCATGTTCTCTTCTATGATGCCTACCGATCCATATTCATGGAGAGGAGGACAGAAGCAGAATCGATTGTGGAGGAGGGGATTGGGATCGATCACTCGTTGGGGCTGTCTGATCCCAGGGGAGGCAGGAAGAACCTGATCCATGATGGTGGAGTACTGGAAGTGTTCCTCCAGGATAGTCTTGCGACTGATATAAACCCAGGCTTGTGTCTTGGTCATCTGTCCATTGAGATGGACGAAGACAGTCAAGAACTTACGATCTGAGTTTACACCAACCTCTCGACGTTTGTCAAGCTTAATTACTTCATCGTCGGAGAGGTTGTAGAGGACACCTTCTGCTCTCGCCTTAGGCATGTGAGATGCACGAATGGCGTACATATCGAACGAATGTTCGGTCACATGTTCCCAGAGCGATAGTTTCTCCACTGTGTATGCCGCACAGATCACAGGATACGACATTGGAGGTCCGAAGTCCAGGACTTTATTGGGGACTTGCAAGAGCACTTCGAGTGTGATATTGTTGTTCATCTAGTAGCTCCCGTAGTAGTTCAATGAACTAACAAGAAGAAGTCCTTAACGCCCTTATGTGTATATGAAAGTAAAGAAAGAGAAACACTTACTCGAAGGTAAGCTAAAGAGAAAGAAAAAACATTAATATAGCACATTTTTACTAATTTGTCAATAGGAAAAAGGGGTGGGAGCACCACGGCCACGTGATATTCCCACCCAGTTACCTGTCCCGAACGTGATTAGGACAGGGGAAGGGAACACTACGCTGCCTTAGCTCTCAGCGCTGCCTTCTCTTTCATCGTGAGGGCAGGCTTATCAACATTGGGATTGGTACCAGTAGCGACTGCTTCTTGCGCAGGCTTCTGACCATACAGGCCGAGCAGTCTGCAACAAGCTTCTTCAAGTAGACAAAGGACCGTATGGGTTCCTACTTCGGAGCCCAGCTTGAGTTTGGCGTTCCTCGACATGTACAGGAACGTTTCGAACCCCTTCTCGCCGAGCTGTAGCGAAGGTGCCGGCGTTGCCTCTGAGTCAGCCTTGAGCTTTTCCAAACTCACTGGCTTACTGAATACCCCAGCCTTCATCAGTTCGAGGTATCGTTCCTTCTGTTTGGCAGGGATGTGCATTGTCATCTCTACCTCTGGCTTCTTCTCTGTAGGTACAGGCTCTGTAGGCACAGCCGGTCCCTGTTCGTGCTCTGCTTCCTTGGGCTTGGGATCACCCATTAACTTAGATTTGGTACCCCAAAGGAAGGAGTTGGGTTGTGTATCCTTCTCGAAGTCCCAACCCTGGTAGAGGACTGCAGCATCCACAGTCCCATCCGACTTCTTTGGTGTGTCCAGTTTGCAGTGGCTGTTCCAGAAGGTCTTCCCTTCCTTGAAGCTCTGCGTTCGGGGAAGCTTGACCCTAAGACGACCGTTCGATATATAGAACCGAGGGTCTTTGAGGACCGGAGCAAACTCTTCTTCCGGTGTCTTGGGCTTCTTCTCTTCCACTTCTTTGGCAGGGGTGGCTGTACCCTGAATAGCTTTGGCGCGGAGAGCAGCCTTCTCCTTCATGGTCAACGGCTTGTCTTCGGTAGCAGGAGCTTCGACCTTTGTCTCAGGCATGAAGCCTAAAGTCTTGGTGGCGAACCCCCATTTCCATTGACCTTGTAGGGTATTCTCGGCGAAGGAGATTGCCTGACCCTTGCAAGGTATCAGGATGACGGTACCACGAGGAGCAAGATGATCCGTCATCTCAATCTTGGTTCTGTCCTTCGCGAGATTGGACAACATTCGCTCGATGTCGCTGTCCAACACATCAGCGAGAGCATCGATCTTGGGCTGCAGATACTGCTGGACCAAGCGAAGATCGTTGGTGTTTTCCTTGTCCTCGGCATCGTCGTACTTCTCGAAGATGCCTTCGGTCATGGCCACCATCAACGTAGTCTTCTCGTCGTCCTTTCCGGACGACATGAGTTCGAAGGGTTGAAGGCTTTCGTAATTGATTTCACCTTCATCAGCTCCGGTCAGGTGGTAGAAGATCCTGTCGTCCTTGTAGGCTGTCTCCAACTGATTGATTGCAGCTACAAGGTCATCCTCATCACCCGTGAACAGTCCCCAATCAATTCGGGAACCTTCCTGGGGTGAAGCATAACCAAGGGCAGTAGGATGTTCTGCTAGAGCCTTGGTTTTGAACTCTTCCGGGATTTGTTCGCCGGGTTCCCGGATAATCAGTAGCTCTCGTCTCATCGCGAAGCTCTCCTTTGTTTGTGCGATGTTAAACCTTCTTCAATGCACGAAGTACCTTCTCCTTTTTGGTAGGTCGGCGCCTCCTGAGGTTCTTCAGTCCTTCTCCAATGTTCACGCCCATAGCATCTAGGCGTTGTCGACTAGCGATCAAAGCGCTAATCAAGTTGAACTTCTTTCGGGGAAGCATGTCGGGCAACCCCATTGCTTTGGCAAGTTTCTTATTGTATTTGTGCCATACCTTGGCGGTAAGCTTACCGTCATGGCAGGCGTCTTGTAGAGCAGCCGATACAATGTCGGCTACTTTCTTTCTCTCCTGCTTCTTCGCCATGACTCTCTCCACATGGCGGGGGTCATTCAGCCACAACAGGTAGCTGATGTAGATAGCGAACGCAGCAACGAACGTCCACCCGACCACGAAACCTATATCTTGATTGGTCATGACTCCTTTTCCCTTTTCTTCTTCGGGACTTGAAGTTGAGCCCTCCACACTGACTTAGCGATGTAGACCCAGCCCTTCTCTTCGACGAAGATCAACGCTTCCTTATCGGATAGACGTTTCACTTCCATCGTCTCCAAGTTTTGGATGCACTTCATAAGGATCCTCCTTCCGTGCATTTGGCCCTATCATAAAGGCTTATCTTCCTTCTTCATTGCGGTAAGAATTTCTTCTAGCACCGTAATCAGGCAATAGAAGCCCCACCACAAGATTAAAAAGATGAGCAGCAGTACGGCCTCGATCATCACTGGCCCTCCGATCAGAATGGTATACCCACCTAGATTTGAACTAGGATCTCACGATTATCAGTCGTGTGCTCTACCATTGAGCTATGGGTATCTATGTGTCTACCGTTCCACCACGTGCGCGCTTGATTACTAAAGTCTTCTTACCCACCACTAAGGTGCGGTAACCAGGCTTTAGTTGTCTTTCAGCTTTACATTTAGGACAATCGTAAGATACTGAGTACCAGGCGTCGTCCTTCCAGAAACCTACAGTAGTCTCATGACCACATTTAAATCTCTGAATCATGTGTATCTCCTCAAATAGGCATAAAAAAGAACCCTGGTGGGTAGCTGCGGAGGTGAACCATAGACGACTTACGCTACCACACCAGGGCCTCCTAAAAGGTGGGAGAGGAGAGGTCGCCCACCAGTTAGATTTGAATAGGTTCCGCTAGTCTCCAAACTATACGATTGCTGTAGTATCTCTCCATTGCTTCATTTCTACCGATGTATGTCATGGAGATACTGCGGATACCTCTAGTTTCTTTAACGAATAGATATTCATTACCACTAAAGAAAAGATTTAATACATATCCTTCGGTCTTCTTTATCGCCATACAGAAATATTCACTCACACCTTGGCTACGCATTTGGCTCTGCCAAATACGATATAGACCGAACAAGTCTTTACCTTCTACAATCATTAATTCATGTTTACGGTCCTTTGTCTTACCTGTCTCAGACCGTACCCACACTTCTTTACTAAAGTCATAGGTGGACAGACCACGAGTACGTGGAACATCTTCCATAAAGTTATTATCTAACCTAGGTTCCGTATTGGGACCTTGCCCTGTAGTAGCCTTAGATCGCTGCAAGTTGTAGGCCGCAGCCTTGTTGTGGTCAATACGTGGAGTAGGAATGTGCGAAGCTGAATACTTTGCAGGGAATAGACGCTTGGGTCTTCTTCGCTTACTCATGTCATCCTCTCCTTGACTGAGATTAAATAAAAAGAGGGTCAGGAGTATGTCCAAATCTCCTGACCCCCGCGCATCCCACCTGATGCGCTACGCCACGGGTGCCGAGTCCGTGACGATCTCGTAGCCATCGACCTTGATCTGGTCGATCAGCTTCACCAACTCGTCGTCGTCGTCGTCAGTCTGCAAGGCCAACGCGACGATCAACTTCTCGTCATCAATCTTAGGGTCCTCGCCCGTCATCATCGTGTACGTCTCACGGGCAAGTTCCAAGTCCTGGTCGCCGGTGGCGATCAGTTCTTTCATAGAATCAATATCAACTTGTCGAACTCCCATTGCAGGCATGTCTTCTCTCCTTTCGTTGGGGGTGCTCAAATGAGCTAACTTAACGTGCGGCCAGTTCGTCAGCCTTCGCAGAGAAGGCTTTTGACTCCTCCGGTGTAACCGCAGGGTCATTGGCCTTGGCACGGAGTTTACGAATGACGGCTCCGTACTTCTTCTTATTGGCCGCAACACGCTCGGCCTCTGCTTTCGCTTCCCGTGCTGCAATGCGACGGGCAGCGCCAGTTTCTTCCATCAGAGACTTCACGTATCCGGGCTTCTTTGCTCGGATACAGCTAGAGCCATCGTATAGCTGATGGTCTTCCAGACCAATCAACCGGATATCACGTTCCGGTTCAATCAACGGAACGGCGGTGACCTTGATGAACCGGTACCAATTGTGTGGGTCCCGGTACTGGTCTGAGTTCCAATTACTTAACATCGTCTCTCCTTTCGATGTTCTGGGAAGCTGGCTTGCCTCTCTCAGTATCTAAGTATACCAAAGGTTACTACTTAAGTCAAATGCAACCCGGCCTTTGTGGGACCGGGCTGCTAGTAAGGCTATGCCGCTATAAAGAAGTTCCTGCTTTCTTTGCTTTCTTAACTACAGCCCAAAGTTGATCAAAACGGATCACATCGGCTTCATCCAATACATCTAGCCACTTCATTTTGAAGCAATAGATGTTGAGTTTGTTATGCCGAAAGTCTCCATCTCGACGTATAAACCGAACTTTGATCAACTCCTGAATATCGTCCAACATAACGAAGTAGGACTTGCCTTCAATCACCACTATTGCAATCCGTACCGCCGGAGGCTTTAACTCTTTCGGTCTCTCGGGCTTTTCCATAAAGGTTTTGCCCAACGAACGGAACGTCTTAGGCCGCATGATAGGACTTAATTCGCACATCCGCTCGTGTTTCAATACCTCCCTCCTAGGAAATAGGCGAAGGCAATAGGTGCATTG